TGCTGCAACACTTGATCGAGTTCGCATCACCACAGTCAACGGCACAGACACCTTTGATGCGGGTTCAGTTAACATTTTGTACGAGGGCTAAATTATGTCAGTAATAATTGATGGGTCAGCGGGTGTAACAACCAATGCGGGTGGGTCTGTAAACCCATCAACCAATGTAGATGGAATCAACTACTCGTGCCGTGCTTGGGTAAACTTCAACGGCACTGGCACTGTGGCTATTCGTGCAAGCGGGAATGTGTCGAGTATTACGGATAACGGTACTGGTGATTACACGGTTAATTTTACTACTGCAATGTCTGATGCAAATTTCGCAGTGTGTGGTCAAGGGTCGATTGTCGGAACCGATGCAAGACTTCAGGCTGAAGCTACTACAGCAAGAACAACGGCTGCGTATAGACTTTTAGTTACTAATTATCTATTTAACGGAACTGATGGTACGTATGTAAATGTGGCATTTTTTAGATAAGGAACAATCATGAAAATAATCTACCAAACAGAAACAGGCGTTGCAATCATCACCCCAACAGGTGAATTGTCTATAGAGGAAGTAGCTGCAAAGGATGTTCCCGCTGGAGTTGCCTACCGCATTGTCAATGACGACGAAGTGCCAAGTGACCGCACATTTCGTAACGCATGGGAATACTCGCCTAACGGCTCGGAGGCTGCATGATTACCATAAACATCACCAAAGCAAAGAACATAGCCCATGATGCTAGACGCAATGCTCGGTCTGCTGAGTTTGCACCTTTAGACATCAAGGCAACCATCCCCTCTGAGGCAGCGGCAGCAGAAGCCGCCCGTGCAGTTATTCGTACCAAGTATGCTGAGATGCAGACAGCTATTGACGCATCGGTTACAGTAGATGAAATTAAACAGGTGATGCCATGACACATAGAATTGAAGTTAACGCAACAACAGGCGAAACCAAGATGGTCGAGTACACCGCTGACGAACAGGCTGCACACGATGCTGCTGTGGCGGCACAACAGGCAGCAGAGGCAGCGGCATTACAGGCCGAGGAAGCCGCAGCAGCCGTTGTAGTGCCTGACGTAGTGGTTGAGACTCCAGCGCCAGCAGTGTAGTCATGGACTATCAGGTATTCTTTAATGCGGCCCTTGGACTAGCAGCGTTTCTCGGTGGGTGGACACTTAACGGCATCACCAAGGCCATCGAGCGCCTTGATACCGATGTGCGGAATATGCCAATGCACTACTTGAGTAAAGACGATTACCGCAACGACATTCGGGAAGTTAAAGAAATGCTTGGCAAGATTTTTGACAAACTCGACACCAAAGTGGATAAGTGATTGATGCACTCGCCTCTGCTCAGATTCAATGGCCCAACACGGAACAAAAAATCGTGTTGGTGTGCCGTGTCGTGCTGCCGAGTGAAAGATACGGGGCAAATGAGTTTTTAGACAAAGACGGGCGGGTGTGTCGTTGGGTGCTGGAGGTGGTTAAGAAAGAGCGCCATGATTGACCCATTCACGGCTTTTGCAGTAGCACAGAGTGCTGTCAAAGGTATTCAAGCAGCCATAAAGCTAGGGAAGGATGTGCAGGGCATCACTGGCGATGTGATGAAGTTCTTTGATGCCAAGGACGTTGTTGCAAAGCAGGCGGTCAAAGACCCAAAGAAAAAATACAGTTCAGATACCAGTCAGGCCATGAGTACCGTCATGCAACTGCATGAACTCAATAAAGCCGAGGAAGAATTAAAGTGGCACTTTATTAACCAAGGCCAAAGTGCTTTGTGGACACAAATAGTGCTAGAGCGCAACAGCATAGTGCAGCGCAGGAAAGTGCAGGAGATACTGGACGCTAAAGCGGCTAAGAACCGCAAGCAAGAAATAGACGAGGCCATCACAATGGGGCTTTGCATACTGGTAGCTGCTGCCATATTTACGCTGGTGGCTTGGGGTGTAATTGCAATGAAAGGAAAATTCTGATGGATTGGTTAAAACAAATCGCACCTACTATTGCAACCGCAATGGGTGGCCCATTTGGGTCGTTGGCTTATGGAATGGTGGCAAAAGTCATGGGTATCTCGCCCGAAGACGCACAAAAGACTATTGAATCAGGCAAGTTAACAGCAGACCAAATTGCTCAAATAAAACTTGCTGAAATTGAGTTGCAGAAACAAGCCAATGAACTTGGTCTTAACTTTGAAAAGTTGGAAGTTGAAGACCGCAAATCAGCACGGGATATGCAATCCTCAACCAAGTCAATAGTGCCGCCTTTGTTGGCTGGTGCTGTGACCGTTGGCTTTTTTAGCATTATGGTGTTGATGTTTTTTAACAAGATTGACAGCAGCAACCCTGCCATTTTGATGATGCTTGGTTCATTGGGTACGGCTTGGACAGGCATTATTTCTTATTACTTTGGCTCATCCGCAAGTTCCCAAAACAAGACAGATTTATTGTCAAAGGCAGCAAAATGAGCAGAGAGCAATTATCCCAATGGGTGACGCTTATTGCGTCCGTCACTCTGTCGCTTACTGTGCTGTCAATGGTATTCGTGTTTATGTTTGGGTTCTTTGACGTGCTAGTCGATAACGACAAACTGTTTGGAATTGTTGGCCCTGCGTTTCAAACCATTGTTGGCGGGTTTCTTGGCCTTATTACTGGCATTAAAATAGGAGAAAACGGAAATGACAAGCCTAAGTAAGCATTTCACCCTTGCAGAACTGACCGTTACAGACCACCGTGAGTTTGACAACTCACCCACCCAAGAGGAAATCAGCAACCTGCAACGGCTGGCACAATTGCTAGAGCAGGTTAAAGAAGCCTTGGGTGGCAAACCTATAATGATTAACAGCGCCTTTCGATGCAAGCAAGTCAATGATGCAGTGGGCAGCAAAGACTCTAGCCAACATCGTCACGGATGCGCTGCCGACTTCCGTGTACCCGGAGTGACCCCAGATGAGGTAGTCCGCGCAGTGATTGCTGCTGGTTTACCGTTTGACCAAATTATTCGAGAGTATGACCGCTGGACACACATTAGCATCCCGAATGTGGATGGCGGCACACCCCGTGGGTCAGCGTTGATTATCGACAAGGCTGGCACTCGTCAGTTTGCGTAACTCGCACATAGCATCCTTAAAGTCACCCTGTAACTGCTCAATAGTTTCTTGCTGCTGCTGCATCTTGCGATAGGCATCAATGGAGAACTGGGCAAGGTTCTCGTGTGACCATGCTGCAAAGTTAGGTAAGTCGCTCATCCTGCTTCCTTTAAGTATTCGATTAGTTTATTCTGGGCTTGCTGTATAGCCTTGGTCTTACTGTTAAATCGTTGACCCATGCGCTTGGCAAGGGTCTTGTCATCGTAATATGCTTTAGCAAATGTTTTTGCCAATTCAACAATTTCCTTTTGTTCTTTTTCAGTGAGCATGAACTTCCTTCATCTCTCGGTATTGCTTCACGGCATTGCGTAATCCCTGCTGCGTGGTTGCCTTCTCATCCAGTGCCAATGCTTGCGCTTGGTCTAGTGTGTCTTGGCACATGATTCGATGGCAGATCACAGGCACGCCCTGACCTTGGCGGCGCACACGGGCGTTCATTTGCTCGTACAGGTCAAGACTCCAGTTAAGCCCAAACCATACAAGGATGTGACCGTTCTTTTGTAGGCCGTCAATCCCGTGACCCATGCTTGCAGGGTGTCCGATCATCAAGGCACAGTCGTTTGTTTTCCAGCGGTGCATGGCGTTGAGCAAAGCCGATTCGCTTTTGCAGTCGGTCAAGTTAATCGGATCAAGATGCTTGAACTTCTCCATGATCCGTGCAGCGTCAGACCGATAGGCGTAACTGCACAGCACTGGCGACCCTTGGGCTTCGTCAATGATCTCCTCAAGCGCATCGAGTTTCAAGTCGTGTATCGGTTCCCACAGGGGCATCCCAGCCACAGGGTACATTGCCCCGTTGCTAAACTGGAGACACTTGTTGGTTAGTGATGCTTGGTTAAACATCTCCACCTCTTTGCCACTGTCAAGCTGCAAGAAAAACTCACGCTCCATCTTGTCGTACTTGACACGCAGATCATCGGGCATCTCAATCTCTATGTTGTTTACGATCAAGTCCGGCAGCGGGTTGTAGTCTTCGGCACTCATTTCCAAGGTGATGTCACCGATTAGCTTTTTGATTGTGTCCTCGGTGTCCTCGTATGCCACTTCTTTGTACGGCCCGACCTTGCGGTAAAACCGTGTTCTAAACGCTGTCTTGGACACACCCAAACGCTGACCCTTGTCCACCACCAAGAACTGACCATGCAGGTCTTTGTAGCCATTAGATGCGGGTGTACCAGTAAGGCCAGTAGTCCAGTCGAATTTGTCCAAAATCTTTTTGACTGCCTTAACTCTGTTAGTTGCCGAGTTTTTGCACTTGCTGATCTCGTCCCACACGACACCATTGAACGGCAACGGCTTGTCCTTTTTGACAAAGTAGGTCTGTAAGGTTTCCGCAAGCCAGCCAAGGTTCTCGTAATTGATAAGGTAGATGTCAGCAGGGCGCAGTAAGGCGCGGGTGCGCTGATCCCGTGTGCCAGTGACCATGCTGAACTTGAGGTGCTGGGTATGCTGCCACTTAGCAGCCTCTTGTCGCCACACTAGCCGGATGACTCGGATGGGCGCAACGATAACCACACCACGCAGGTACTGGGTGCGGATCAGGTGCGCCAGTGATGTCAGGGTAATGATGGTCTTGCCCAAGCCCATGTCCAGCCACAGCATCGAGTTGGGGCGGGAGCATTGGTGGTTTACAGCCTTCTGCTGATAACCGTGAAGCAAGTCTGCTGTCAGCATAAGCGCACCATGTAATCCACCATCGCCTTGCCATCATCTACATTGTCAATCACAAACACGCTGACCTTATGACCCCGTAGGCGGTGATGCTCACGGTCTTGGGCAGCGGTGGGTTTTGCCCCTTGGCGCTTAAACTCGCAGAACCATACAACCCCAATGCTATTGATAAACAGACGATCAGGGACAGCAGCCCGTGCAGGACTGGTGAACTTGTAAGCCAAGACGTTCTTGGTTTTGGCGTAATCACACACAGCAGTTTCAATTTGTTTTTCTAACATTACGATAACCCCAGAGTTAATTTTTCAATTTCTTGAATGTAGTAATTAAAGTCCACTGGCAGCTTGCCAGCATCCCGTATGTCGTTGCATGGCTGGACACCCCAGCCTGCCTCAACGCCAATCTTGCGCCACTCACCCGGCTTCTTAGCAAGAGGTGGCATCCATTTGAATAGCCGCCCACCACCTTCGGCGATGTAGTAGCGGGTGATGTTCTGTAACTGCGAAGTCACGCCATCATGCTCAACGGCTAAGTAACTTGACCGTGGAACCTTGGTGCGTAACATGAAGTCCATGATGTCAGGCCACTGCTCCAAGGTCTTGCGAATCGGCGCACCATCGACTAGCACCTTCTCGGCAACCTTGGCAATCACCAGTCCACCAGCGTTCTGACTCCAGTCCATGTCGTACTCGTATGCACCTTTGCGCTTCACATTGCCGTTCTCATAGACTGCCAAATAGTTGTTTACATCACGAATGAACATGGCCTTGTACACAGATTCTTCTAATTGCAGCTTTGTCTTGTACTGCCATGCTGCGGCTGCGGTGTCCACTAGCCACTTGTTTGCCCGTGGTACTCGCACGGACAAGCCATCAGTGTTTAGCTGGATCAGGGTCAGCCCTTCAATCTCCATCAACCCTTCAGCCAGTACGCATAGCAGCAGTTGACCATTGAGCGTGATGCTCATGGTGAACAGTGGATCGTAGAAGATGCTGAACTGGTTGTTGCTGTCGCCATAGACACCGTTCAGTGCCAGCTTCAGCATGGCGTTCTCAGCACTGTTCTTAGGGTAAGTCTTGCGCTGCTCGTACAGGTGCTGGTAGATGTTGCAGAACTCACGCCCCAAGTGCTGCGGATAGAACCCGTTGCTGATCGCTAAGTTGGGGTAATAACTAGATACGTCGAGATCAATAACGACAAACTCAGAAGTAGAATCAACAACCGT